AAACCATCTAAAAAGTCTTCATTGTAGTTACCTTCTATAGGTACATCTCTATATGTACCGTTCTCTATACCCTCAATAATGGTATGTCTAGGCTTAATTATTTCGTGTGCAACACCTAATGCTTCGTTTATGTTGACTGCTGACGGGTCTATGAGAAACTCTTTAGGAGATATAGGCTCTATCTTTATATCTGTCATTACTTGTTCTTCAAGTATCCTTTCAGTTACAGTAGTTCCTTCAATAGGTACTTCAACTGGGTATCTCCAAGTATTTTCTTCTACTGATATCTTACCAATACCTGTACCATATATAGCAGCATTTAAGAATACTTCACATAAAGCATCTTTACACCCTGTAGACTCAAGGTCTTCTTGCAAAAGATTGCGTACATACTCTGCATCTTGTTTGTCTTGGTCTAGTATGTCATCTTTAATGTCAAACCATTTACCTCTGCCAAATGTAGCTTCCTCGATTTCAGAAACCGAAGATTCAACAGCTTGTTGTAGTGCGGGCGAAATTAATTGAGACTTCTCAGACTGTCTAGTTCTGTCTGAAGCCTGCCATATACCACGCCATAGACGATAATATTCATCCCATTTAGATAAATAGTTAGCGTCTCTGTGGTCTCTCCACTCATCTAGTCGAGTGTGTAGCCAACCTGCTAGTCCTTGATATTTATTTTCTTCCATCAGTATCCTGCAACTTCGTCATACGGTTCCCACTCCTGTTCTATTTCTATTGTGTGCATAAAATCCGCAACACTGACTTGGTCTATGTAGGCGAGCGAATCAATAATGTCATCGTGTGTTCCTTTACTAGGAAACTCCATTAATTGTGTTTCTAACTCACCGTTCCAACTAGAATTACGGTTAAATGTAACTTTACCGTGCTCTAATCTACCTTGTAGAGCCCAAGTAATTCTATCTGCTTTCTTTTTGCCACCGTGGGTTACGTCTGTTATGACTACCCATCTACCTTGTGTTCTCATCTCGTCTTGCAGATAAGGAAGTATGGCGTTTTTTAAAGCTCCAGATTCTATTCCGACAGTCGTTGCTTGATTCTCAATTGCAGCCTGTAGTATTTTAGAAGCAGTTTCTTTAATATTCCATCTACCGTGGAGTATATCTTTGACCCACCATTTATCACCGTGGATTTTAACAATTGATATGGCTGTTTCATCTAACTTACTCCCTTTAAGACCACGTTCCTTTTCCACCGCTTCAAAGCCCGCAGGGTCAACCGCAATAACGTAGTTGCCTTCCTCCGGTTCATTCTCATCGTACTTAATCCATTCATTTTTAAATATACCACCAGTAAAACTTACAAACGACGCTTCAAATTCTTGTCTGAACGCTTGCGTCGACATCGTTCTTCTAGCAACTTCTACCTCTTTAGGGTCTATTAGAGGATTATCTATAGATGTATACTGAAATGCTTCCCAGTCTTCATCTTTTTCTGCTTCTAAATACAAATCATAGAAGTGATTCTTCCCGGCAGGCGTCCCAATAAAGAGTGCACCACCTTTTACATCTGAAAGTGTAGGTCTTATAATCTGTTCCCAGACTTCTACTTTCATACTTGCGTACTCATCGAGTACAACATAAGCAAGACCTACGCCCCTCAGAGTATCTGGTCTGTCACTCCCCTTTAAGCTAATTCTCCTACCATTAACTAACTTCATAGTAGCTGTATTCTCGTGGGTAGACTCGATAAGGTCTGTATCGTGCAACAGTTCCTTAAGCATATTCCACATAATATCTTTAGCTTGCTGAAAAGTAGGACCTATATAAAAGACATCCTTACTTTCCGACTGTAGAGCCTTGATGATTAGTATCCACGCTGCTAGTCTGGACTTTCCAAATCGCCTACCCGCACTTACTACTTTAAATCGGGCAGTGCTATTGAAGATTTCTAGCTGTGCAGGATGTAGTTGTACATCTAACTCTTTAGCCATTACCGATACTCACAATTGTTTTGTCAATATCAGCTTCTTCTATAATTACACCATCTTCATATGTTAGTTCTTTTTGGTCTTTCTCTTCTATTTCTATTTTCTTAGCCTCAAGACCACCAACATTAATAATTACGTTACCCTTGTCTTCTCCGGACCTAAACTCTACTGACTTAGTCGTAGGTAGGATTCTATCCATACACATTTTTAGACAAGTCCTATCACCTTCGAGTGCTAAGTCTATTACTTTCTGGACAATTTCTGGTCCTTTATTAGACATTAACTCTCTACTTAAGGCTGTATACTTATTGACACTACCTTTTGGTCTACCATTAGGGTTTAAACTCTTCATACCCTTGTATAAGTTGGGTGAACCTTTATTTTTTTTAGACATCCTAACTCCTTAGTGTACTATAGTTCAACTAAAATGGTAAATTAGAATGATAATAAAAGGTTGTTTCTAAGAGAAGCCTTTTTAGGTGAATCTTTTTTTTAAATCTATAGTAATAGTATAGCATACTTTTCAATGATTGTCAATAGAATGTAGATAATAAAGTCTTATGTCCCTCCCCGCGCCTCCAGATTTCTAGATTTTCTCTAATAAATAACTAATTTTTCCTAATTTTACTCGATTCCTCTCCAATCTGCGAGTGAGCCTATATATATACACACGCGAGCACCGATGAGCCTCCCCGAGGGGTAATCTTGCGTGCACATATAACCGCGCGCGTGCGTTACCTATAGTGCACCGATGACACACAAGGCGCAAAAGTGAAATAAAAGTGTGCGTGAGTGAGAATATTTTGCACCTAGGGACACTTCAAAATCCTGACACCGGTGTCAACATTTGAGAGACAAAATAAAAACTAAATAAAATAATTGTTGACTTATGAAAAGAAATAAATTAAGATGTTCACAAGTCGCGCATTTTGACGCGTCTATAACCAAAGGATAAAACATTATGAAAACTACATATAACTTTAAAGCAACAAAAAAGAACGGTGAGCAAGTGGCAGATAGTGAATATATTGCGCACATCCTAAACACTGCCGGAGGAATAACACAAGGTGAAGAGACTATCACCGAATTCCTTGTAGCAGTTAGTAAGAATCAACAAAAGCGCAAGGCATACATTGATACACTTAATCATAACAATGAGAGCCTAGTTAAAGAAGAGCTAAAGGCATTCAAAGGCAAGGTTCATAAGATGGTTAAGCTAACCAATAAGAAAGCAACACAAGAAGCTATCCTAGGAAAAGAAAAAGCCAAAGAGCAAAAGTGGTGCATTCGTTTAGCTAAATCAAAGGATGTAGAAAATAATCTAGCCGAGGAAGCCGAGAAAGGAAAATATAAAGAATTCTTGCTAGACATCGAGCCAACACCTGAGAAGGAGGAAAAGTCCCTAGTGGAGATAATTGGAGATTGGATTGAAGCCAATGAAAAGGGACTAGCCGAAGAGGGACGCAAGGATTACGAAGCTCAAATGAAAGAAGCGTCACAGCAATTGAGCACATATGTAATGAAGTTCTAACACTAGAGCCAATCCAATAGCCCGCCTTAATCGGCGGGTTTTTTTTGTCTGCAATTCCTGACACCGGTGTCAACATCTAGACACCTATTGACTATCACAATCTATCAAGTATCATTGGCTTTATGTTGAGTAAGGGCTACCCCTTGCTTACATAAAGAAAGTCCCTAGAATAGAGAATATGGGACGCTCACAATACATAACAAGGATAACTATATTATGAAAACAATTAAAATCGGCGGTATAGATTACAGCCGGACAAAGATAAAAAATAATATTATGAAAGTTTATAATGTTAGTTTGGAGTCGGAGAAAAATGACTGGTATCGAGAAGCCAATGTCTTTGGGTCTCAGGTATCAGAATTTTTATTTAACTATACCGGACGCGAGGTCTCAAAACGTCAAGTTTTGGGTATCGTATCAGCTCTGTCACCGCTTAAAGAATGGAGCAAAAACAAGGACTTAGCAGTCGATTTAATATACTCAGGTGATTGCGGACATATGCAACGTAACAAGCAAAAAGCCCTTGATATTTTGGCTCTAAAAGATGACACCGGTGTCAACAATGGGAGCTTGACCGACGCTCTTATCATCGACCAACAAATACTTGACATTCTCAACGGTGACAAAACGAAAAGATTTTATTTGAATATGGTTTACCCGTCAGGTGGCGGTGTCACCGTTGACCGTCACGCCATAGCAATCGCAATCGGTCGGAATGCAACAGAAAAAGAGCAAGCTATATCTAGTGCGGTGTATACTTTCCTTGAGGAATGCTATATAATGACATCTGAAACATTGGGACTGACGCCATTGCATTTACAAAGTATTACTTGGCAAGCGTGGAAACGAATTAAGAAACAATCGTGACACCGGTGTCAACATTTATTATAACTATGAGACTAGGAGGTCTTATGAAAGCAAGAGTAAGAAAACTGTATAGGGACAGTGCAACCCCTAAAAATAAGTTCTATCATTTCAATGTGCTAGGGTTTAAGTTTAGAATAAAAACCTACAAGCGTGTTTCATTTGATAGGTACGGTGTATTCTATGACAATATGGGACTAGGTCTCAATTATAAGAAGCGTTATTACAAACTATATAGGAGTTAATATGAAGCAGTAATTGTAAAAACTATGGGCTCTCTCTTAAGCAGAGTCCATACTCTTTACAATAAAAGTCCAAGGAGGACATATGACACAGCAAGAAGAGATGAAAAATGATGCTATCTACGAGGAAGAACGCGAGCGTAGAGCCGGCATTACTGACAAAATGCAAGTAAAACGCGAGGATTTATACAAAT